TTTGTCGTCTACGAAGTAGATGGCATACTTCCTCCAGTTGGGGGTCGGGTCCACCCTTCCCTTCCCCTGTATAAGGTAGTCATCGCTCAAACCCAGTGGTGCACTAGTGTGCCACCCAGGTGGGTACTGACTTCTTATTAATACCTCTAGCTTGTTGTCGTTGGGGAAGAGACATACCGAAAGCCATATGATTAGCGGCTGCTTCAGGGTCATCTAACCAAGCAGACATCATGTCATCCCAATCAGCTCTACGTTCAATTTTAACTTGTTCATAGGCGGAGATAGCGAGAGCATCTGTGAAGTATTTAACACCTTGAGCTAGACAGTCTAATCTGTCGTCATGTTTAACTGCACCTTTCTCTCTACACATTCTACTCATTTGGTAGAAGAGCATATAGAGGAGACGTTCTTCAGGAGCAGCATCAGGGTTAGACTTAAAGTCCCATTCAATGACTGATCTGTCAACTACTAACCTGTGTTGGTTCATGACAGGTTCTAAGGCATCAATGATACGGTCTTCTTTACGAACGTTAGCCCGTACTTCTTCAATATCAATTGACATCTTACCTTGTGTCATGTGTTTACGGAATAGTTCTGCAACCATACCGTCACCAAAGTTAGTTTCAATAAGTAGTTTAGTAGCTTTGAACTTATTACAACCTCTTAGAATATCGAGTAATGTTTTGTCGGAGTATCCGTCCCTGTAAGCACGCATTTCGTGCAAGTACAGGTAACCATTGCGTTGGGAGATAAAAGCTGCTGCTGTTTCATCTGAGCCACGGCCCGATGGATCAACCGAGCAGATTGTTTCGGTGTAAGGATTCCATTCACCTTGGAGTGACATTGGAGAGTAGAAATAATCTCCAGGTAGTCCCACAATTGGGAGGTCTTTGATGGTGTTGCTTGGGTCACTACACCAGACGACGTTGTCTGGAGCAGTAGAAGGATTGACAGAGGTAACAACCAAGTCTGCCATTTTAAGAGGGAATTTCTCAGCATCAGATAAGGAGGTATCGAGCATGAACTGCAACATGAAGTTGCTACGCCCCATAGATGCTTCGCGGTCTATGAGGTCATCGTTATCGAATCTGTCGTTATCTGTTGTCTCCCATTCTTCAGCACCGTTGTCAATGTCTTCAGCTAGTTGAGGAGCTAAGAGACCTTCGTATTTGGAGATGTCACGTGGATAACGTGCAGGCCAGACGAAGGGACGATAGTTACGTTCAGCTAGTTTGCGATAGACAGTGAAGGTAGTTTGAGGAGTACCTAAGATGCAGATACGGGAGTCTTCTTTAGGAGTAAGGATAGATTCAACTTCTGTTGTCAGTTGTAGTAGTTTCTCCCGCATGAGTTCTGTCATGCTGTTACCAGGAACCTCGATGTCATCTAGAATCATGAGGTCAGCACGGCTACCAGTTAGCTGTCCAGTAATACCGACTGACTTAACAGAAGGAGCCTGGTGAGGATTACAGTTAACGTCAAAGGAGATACGAGACCACCTACTGTTGTCTTCTTTAGGTTGTAAGTGATTCAACCAGGGAGTTTCAATGATTAGCTTCTGAAGGAAGATCGACATGTTGTCAGCTCTCTCTTTAGAGGCTGAGATAATCATGATCTTCTTTTCTGGGTCTCTAAAGAGTTGCCAAAGGACAAAGGCTCCTGTAATCCACGACTTACCGACTCCGCGGAATGCTTGGATTTGTAATCGTTTTGGTCCGTGTTGTAAGTAATCAGCAATAGCGTACTGAGCACGAGTAGGAGATGGAAGGTCCAACTGTCCCCACATTGCTTGAAGAAATAGTTTAAAATCGTCTTTAAGGAGGTCTAAAGTGTTCATAGGTTAATATATACTTAGAGGTGGATAAGAGGCCCTTGTAGAGCCTCCTAGGCATGTCTAACGGTTCAATTTAATAGCATGTAGTTTGCTAACTTGAGATTGAACAGTTTTAGGTTCTCTATGACCATCAATTGTTAGGTTAGCAATATCAGCAGGTGTAGAGATAAGTTCACCTACTCCTGGTATGAAGTCTGCTAGGAATGACAAACCAGAGAGACCAGCTTGTACAAAGTCCATCGGATTCTTAGTATCAATAGCTAATTGTGCTCGTTGATGTGTTTCAGCAGCACTGACGCCAGTACCTACAATTGAAGGAGCAGCAATACCTGCAGCAGCTAAAGCTTTAACAGCCTTACGACTAGGTTTAGGACGTACTGGTGGAGCATCAAGTGATGGCTGTGACTGATAATGAAGGCGTTGTACTTTAGTCTTCTTGGCGGTACTTTCAGCAAATTCAGGATTACGTGGGTTCAATATTCGTTGACTAAAGTTACCACCATAGATATTATCTGGTGTATTCTTACTTCCCAATAACATACGGGCATTCATATTAGCTTCTTGGCCAATACGACGATTCACTTTCATATCATCTACAAAGGTTTCTAAAGATTCGAACCTTTCATCAGGTGATAGTTCTGCCCATTTAGCTTTAGCAGTGGGACCATCAACACCAGCTTTATTAGCTACTTGGTGTGCACCCTTACCTTTATAGAAACCTTTTGTTCGCCCTGTATGGTAACGCTTCCAAAGGTCAGTCCTATTTAAGTTGTTATCACCTTTATAGAATTTATCTCGTTCTAGGCGTGCATCAACCTGCTTAATTTGATCTTCAGTCATACCATCTGTATATGCTGTATAAGCATCAACAGGCATTTCATGGTGACTTTCTTTGTGATCTATTTTTAGCTTAGTTCTTTCGTTTTTAACTTTTGGGTGAGCAGTTTTGTCACCGAATGCGCCGACAGTTCCTGGCGCAATAACTCTAGGATTTCGTTGGGCTAGAACTTTTGCGTCACGTAACTCGTCTCTAATATCATCAGAGGGTTTTCTTGCCATAAAAAAAGACCCTTTCGGGTCAGGTAGTTATTGAATGTGAGAGAGAATTAAGTTCTCCCTTAGTGGACAGGTTCCGAAAGTAGACCTCATCCACTGGAGCCAATTGCGACTCCCTTTAGCCTGATTACATTTCCTGCAGGCACAGACAACATTCGAAGTAATATCTTGTCCACCTCTAGAACGAGGGTGTACATGATCGAGAGTAAGTACGTTGCTGTCATAAGTTTTTCCGCAGTAAACACAAGTAGAGTTAAAATGTTCCTTAATAGAGCGCCTCCAAAGACGCTTGGCTTCGGATGATGTCATAGCTATTAAGTTGTTAAGGTAGTAATCAGGTGAGGGAAGTAATGGGGTCATTTCTTAGCGTATTTTTTACCCTTCCGAGGGCGTGTACGGTTCTTGGATGCTTTCTCGCACTTACCAGATTTAGGTCCAGTATGAGAAGCATCTTCTCCTTTTTTACATTTGAGCTTATTTCTAAGACTCTGTGCACCGCTAATTAATTTCTTACCTTTTTTGGTCTTGTTATATTTCGCCTGTTGCTTTACTCGTCGAGCTGCAGCCGCAGGGTTCTTTTTGTAGTAGTTAGACGTTTTTCCTGCCATAGAGTCGAGATTGTACTAATTCGGGGTCAACAGTTGGCATTAACTTTGTTAGTTTGTCTAGTGGGTTACCGTCATAGGCGACACCACTAATGTCATTGGTTTTCAGCCAATCACAGGCTGCCTTTAGATCTTGAGTAGTAGCCTCTCCCGTCTTGATACGAGAGAGGAACTCTTTAGTTACTAAGTTATGCAGCTCATTGAAGTTGTCTTCAGTGGCTTTCTTTTTCATTCTGGAGTTGTATCTTCAGATAATGGTTTCAATAGACGGGAACATGCCCATGTATTACTTGATGCATAGTATTGACATACCATGTCTTGATGAAACACCACCACCCCATCCTCAGGAGAGGAAGGGAATGGGAAGTTTCTAGTTAGTTGTTGTGTCATACATCAACCTCAAAGCGGAAGCTATAATCAGCAACACCATTAATGTTGTCAGTAATAATCTTCAAGGCGTCAAAGACGACAGAGGATGGTCCAGGTTCATTCCTAAGATTAAGAAGTTCAGCACGGTAGCCTTGTACAATGTCATACACCTGATTATCATTTTCTTTGTAGTAGACACTCAGTTGATCACATAGGATAAGTGCATCGTTAATCATCTTCTTAAGTTCAGCAGCATCATCTTTCTGATCATCAGCAGGTGATCCACCAATAGGAATCTCACCATCAGGATCAGCACGTAGGAGATTGTTATAGAACCCGTCAACTTGACCTTCAATACGTTGGAAGTCAAACCATTCTTTACCAGGTCTACCAAATGAATGACCTTGAATCTTGGCTACACCACGTGCCAGTGGATCTGTAGGCAGTTCATAATCATCCTCAGGATAGATTTCATTCTGACCTTGACGGTTAAGGTACGGCATGATAATCATCCGTGCAAAACCACCAGTAAGTCGAACCCAAGCTGCTTTAATGATGTTAGATGTGTACTTGAATGCAACAATTGATCCACCAGTTTCAAATGAAATCTGGTTAAACTTAGTAGTTGTATAGTTAGAATATCTATTAGCAAAGATATCCGCATTCATAGGTACAGTAAGGTTATGAGTAATAGCACTACCCATCAGTGTTTCCTGGTTACCAGAATCCCAGGTAGCACCTGAAAGCTCCATATTGTTATTCATGTAAGCCCTAAGTGGACTAATATTGCCTACTGTGTGAGGAACAGCAGGATTAATAGTCATGTTAGAATAATAGAATACCCATACCAATGCAGCATTAGCCTCAATTGGCATAGTGATGTATTCTGTATCTTCTGTCCAGGGGAACCGTTTAGATCCAGCCATGAATGTCTCATCCTTACCTTCACCAAGGGTGACATAAATAGGCTCATACATGGATGCACGAGACTGACCATTACCATCAATAGGGATAGGAGCAGTCTCGATAATTACATCTTGTTGTTGTGCATGAACTGAACCATCAGGCCAGATAGCAAGACCACGACCAATCTTGACTGAACCAAGTGTCTCTCTAGTAGCTACTACTTGAGAACCTGGAGGTCCTGTTTCACCATCTGCACCGGCAGGACCCTGAGGACCAGTAGGACCACGTCCACCTTGAGGGCCAACAGGACCTTGTTCACCATCTGCACCAGCAGGACCCTGAGGTCCCATCAATACTGAACCAATATCAATCCAAGAGACATTATTCCAGATCCAACCATGACCTGTATCTTCAGTGATCCAGATCTGATTAAGGAAACCAGGAACAGGTAGGTCTTCAGGAGTAGGAACAATGCCACCAATATTTAGTTGTGCGTCATCACCTTTGTCACCTTTAGGACCACGGGCCCCAGTGGGACCCTCAATACCAAAGGTTGTATCAAGCTGACTGACTTGCCATGTGTTATTTGATTTTGTGTACTTCGCTAAAATATCACCCCTGACGATGATGTCACCATCAGAGGGATTAGCGGGATATTGAAATGCCATTATTCAGTTAGTAGTTTTAGTTCAGCCTGTACAATTCTTTTTGCTACCTCAGTATCAACAATGTTGAGTTGTGGGATAGGTTTATTTGTACC